AATGGATATTGCCAAAGTTTTATCTGAAAAATACAGCGGCACGCAGTGGAATTTAGTAAATAATGATTACAAAAAATTAAGTTGGGGCGATACTAATGGTATCGAAAAACCAACTCTACAAGAATTAGAACAAAAATGGCAAGAGATTCAAGATGAAAAACCGATGAAAATTATCAGAGAAAAGAGAGACCTACTACTCAAAGAGACCGATGTTTATGGACTCACCGATTTTAAATTTAAGTCTGAAGATGCCAAACAGGCGTGGTTGGAGTACCGCCAAGCCCTTCGTGACCTTCCCGCCAATACCACAGACCCTGAAAACCCCGTTTGGCCCGAAGCCCCTAACTAGCTAACTACCCATTTTCTCTCCGGTGAGTGAGTGTTCCTCACCGCAAAGAAAACCTCCCCCAATATTAGATATGTCTGGTTCACTCATTCAACTCGCCGCGAAAGGCGCCCAGGACGCATACATCACGAATTCCGCGGGTGTTTCCCTCTTCAGAACCAAATACACGAGACACAAAAACTTTTCCCAAGCACCAAAGCTCATCAAGGTCATCACGAATAAAGATTCCACCGTGATCATCCCATCCTACGGGGATCTTCTCGACGGACTCTGGCTCGAGGGTGAAGACATCGTATCAAAGTTCACGGGTGCCACTTTCCATCTCTACATCGGTGGAACCAAGGTTGATTCTCAACCATTCGATTTCATAGCCGATATCTGGCAGAACTACATGGCCGAGACTTACACGAAGTCCCAGGAAATTAACAACGCGACCTCGACGTCGAACACCCGGTTCCTTCCTCTCCACTTTTACTTTTGCGATCACGAGATGTTCTTGCCCCTCCTCGCCCTTCAGTACCACCAAATCGAGCTCAGAATAGATTTTGCAGATGCAACGCAAGCCGTCGACATAAAACTTTATGGAAATTACGTGTATCTAGACACAGAAGAACGCAAATTCTTTGTGGACACGCCACACGACTTCATCGTGACCCAGGTACAAAAACAAACGTACGACACGTCCGATAATCTCGACATCTCGTTCTTCAATCATCCCGTGAAGTCTATCTTTTTCGGGCACCCCACGAAGAGTGGTATTCTTCTCAACGACAAGTTCACGTTCGATACCGCAGATATCTACCTCAATTCCACACCTCTCGTGGAAAACATGTCCCCACTCTACTTTCACTCAATTCAAAACTACAAACACAGTAAATTCGGGATCAACCAGTTTGATGAAAACGAGAACTGTCCTTTCTACACGAGATACTACGCCTTCCATTTCTGTAAGAATGCATCGAGTTACACACCCACGGGTACGTGCAATTTCAGTCGCCTCGACGACGCGAAGATCACACTCAGAAATGTTCAACGTGGAACTCTTAGAACAGGCGAAAAGATCACCGTGTACGCGGTCAACTATAACATTCTCAAGGTGAAGAACGGCATGGCCGGTATTTTATTTGGTAATTAATAGTAGTAGTCATGCCTTTCATAGGCAACGCAGGACAATTCGCAAATATTTATGAAAAAAACTACACGACGAGCACGCTCCATGTCGTAGAGGGTGATGCCTTGTACCAAGCATACAATCCAGCGGACAGTCATTACAGACTCATCACATCTTTACAGGAAATCACCGAAACGGGAAGTACGACTTCTGTGAAGACCGAATTTACGAATACAGTGACTAGTTTCACGACCACATCTAATGCGGGTGTGGCAAACACGGCTCCAGAACACACGTTAGATGTGGGGACAAAGTTTTGGGTCGATATGAACGATGAGACCACCGTTTGGGTGGATGGCGCCACGCACTCCACGAGTTTCGATGGAGAAACGATGACTTTGGACGATAGCATCACCGTGCGCGACGTGTTGTCCGATAAATTGTTTCCAAAAACGAATGGATTCATCGAAATGACATCGAACGTGGGTATCCTAAATACGGCTCCCGAACATTCACTTTCCGTGGGTGCAAACGTTCAAATAGACGAATACGGTTCAAACACGTTTTGGACGAGTGGGAACGTGTACTCCGAACACTACAAGGGATCAAATGTCACGGTGACCGGTTCAGTAGATACAGATCAATTAATCATCAATGATATCAATTCTAAGGACACAGATTTTGTAAACTTTACATCCAATGTTGGATTTTTAAATACATCTCCAATACACACACTCGACATAGGTTCCAATGTTCAAATAGATGAATACGGTTCAAACACGTTTTGGACGAGTGGGAACGTGTACTCTGAACACTACAAGGGGTCAAATGTCACAGTGACTGGTTCAGTAGATACAGATCAATTAATCATCAATGATATCAATTCTAAGGATACAGATTTTGTAAACTTTACATCCAATGTTGGATTTTTAAATACATCTCCAATACACACACTCGACATAGGTTCCAATGTTCAAATAGATGAATACGGTTCAAACACGTTTTGGACGAGTGGGAATGTGCACGCAACAAAATATTCCGGTACCGAAATAAATCTCAGTGGTACCATCGTAGCAGCAGATTTCATTCTTTCGGGAGGGGCAGAGGCGAATCCAGCACCCCAACTTCAAACAATTTCAGAGGTTAATCCACAAATTGGTCAAACTGCATTTTCGTCCGATAGAACTTTGACGCTCTCTAATGTGACTACAGCACTCGATGCGACCGTCATACGCTCACTCACGGTCAATAGTAATCTCGTAGGTGACAATGTTATCGCGGTCACAGTGAATAGCAATCTCATAGGGGACAATGTCACCGCAGTCACGGTAAATAGTAACTTAATTGGTGATAATGTATTCGCATCATTTATTAACGGGAACGGAGATTCCATTTTCAGAAAATATAGTTTTGGTGTAAACGGTATTTCCGCGTACACGATAAGCGGCCCGGGATTCACCACAGTCACAGATAATCCATCTCTCACATTGATACGAGGCCAAGTATACGTATTCGATAACACCACATATTATGGTTCGCATCCCCTCAAAATAAGAACCAGTCAAGGTGGCACCGATTACACAACTGGGATAGTCGATGATGGCGCGGGTAAACTAACATTCACTGTACCAATGGACGCACCAATAAAGTTGTATTATCAATGTGCAAATCATTCGAGTATGGGTAACACGATATACATCCCACTTGAAAATTTAGATACTAGCGAGACTTTGAATCTTTCAAACGATTTAGTTGTTGACACGGATAAACTTGTCGTCGATGTGAGCGAAGGTAATGTTGGTATAAACAAAAGTAATCCATTAAAAGCACTCGATGTCTTCGGTGAAATAGAGTGCTCGAGTCACCTCACAGTTGGTGGAGATCTCATAGTGAATGGTACCACCACGAGTGTGAATACGTCTACACTCAGTATTGAGGATACCTTGATCGAATTAGGTAAAGGCAATTCAGTTGACACAAATGATTTAGGACTCATCATGACTCGCCAAAGTGGCAACGTCGCTGTATTTTATAACGAAGGTGACGATAAGCTTCAAATTGGTTACACACCCAATGGTGCGAATGACACTGACGTTACACTCGGCACGTCGAATAGATTACAAGTTGATATACAAGGAAATTTACAAGTGGGTACTTCTAATCTTTTTGTGGACACGGCGACCAGTAATGTGGGTATAGGTACGGACACACCCATGTCCACACTCGATGTTAGAGGGGATTACGCTATGGGTGGACACATCGTACCATCGTCGGATTCTTCGTATGATATCGGTTCACCCGAATTCAAGATCAGAGATTTGTTTGCCTCAAACAATTCCATATGGGTCGGTGACCGAACAAAGATTGTTTTCGAAAACGATAAATTGAAGTTTAAAAACCGTAAAATTGATAAAGTCCCTAAAGTCGTGCGTGATCTCGCGATCGCTAACGTTCAAAATATCACGAATGAGGCGGATGTTGAAACGGCCGCAGTCGCGTACGCACAACAGGAGTTCCCTAACGACGGTATCGCGACACTCGCAGATTTAAAACTTCAGCACTGGAAATCCTACACAAAAAGTATCGACGATACCAAAGAACTTTCGGATATTTTTGCGGATGACGTCGAAGATTACGTGACACAGTCTACCGCCGATACGTGGAATGAGGTTGGGAGCAACATATACTCCACGCACAGGATGACCATCGGTTCAAACACTGAACCCCGTACGACTCTCGATATAAATACTACGGATGCACTCATCGTACCCAGTGGTACTACGGATGAACGCCCATCTACATCTGTCGATGGTATGCTTCGGCACAATACAACAACGGGATACTTTGAATATTACACTTTTGGTGCGTGGGCTTCTATCGGGATTCCTTCGTTTATAAGTATGGTTTCACCAACTACATTTGGGGGAGAAATTGGTAACACATTTACTATATATGGTTCATTTTTTGATGTTAATACAACGGTGTCATTTAAGGGTATGGATAATACCACTTATCCATCGGGTACCGTTAGCTTCATAAACTCCTATGAAATCAGAGCCACAAACGCTACGACACTACCTATATCAAACGAACCTTATCGCGTTGTTGTAACAAATGGTACGGGGCTCACTGCTGAGAGTTCCGCCGTGATTTATACAGGTTCCGTGCCCACCTTTACAACACCCAACGGGCAGATAGGTTCTGGATATATGAGCGAGCCTCTTGATACACAAATTGTAGCGACAGATCCAGATACTTCTATAGCGAGTTATTCTGTCGTGGTAGGTAATTTACCACAAAACGTAACACTAAATTCGACGACCGGCGCAATAACGACGGAAACACTTCCAGACGTTCAGAATATTACCACGTATAATTTCACAATCGAGGCCAGGGATACAGGGAATAACGCCAGTACAGGAGATTTTAGTATTCAAATCAGTCCTTCACTATTAACAAATTCATATAAAACCCAATTGGCGACGTGGGGTTTTACACCGGGTAGTTTAGCATACAAAGCGACTATAGATGGGCTTTCAAATTCAGCTTTCCACACTAACTCTGATGGTTTGAGTAGTTCAATTGTGATCATTACGACAGAAAACGGTTACATTTTTGGTGGTATAGCGACCAATAGTTGGAGTGGTAGTGCCTGGAAATCTTCTACTACCGCGTTTGTTTTTAATTTATACGGTAATGCAAGTGCCCCTATAAAATGGGATATAACTAACACGTCTTATAATATATATACTAGCCCAAGTTATGGACCTACATTTGGTGATGGACACGATATTTATACAAATCTAGATACCAATACCATGTATGAAAATGATAACTCGTATGGTAGTGGTGGTGGTTATACCGGTCGCGTGACGGGATATACAAACCAGGGTAATAACCGCATAGTTGATGTAGAAGTTTGGAGTATAATATAGAATCTTACCATCATCACATCTCCGATGGGTTTGTCTTATAATAAAATAGCTTAAACTAGAAATCGATGAATTAAAGAAGTCGAAATGAACATCATAGATGTGTTTGGGTTCGCGAGTTCGATACTCATAACCATTATGTTTGTTCCAGAAGTCATACACGTGTATAAAAATCACGACGCGAAAGCGATCAACTACTCCTTTTTACATCTGAATCTCCTCTCGAGTGTGTTTGCGCTCGTGTATTCCATACATTACAGTGTGGTGCCCATGACCATCACGAATGTGGCGGCGGGGTTATTTTCATTAGTGATGTATAATTTTAAATATACAAAAGAGCTTAAAGAAATGGGGAGTAATAATAATGAAGAGGGGGTATGAATTCCTTTTCTTCACATAAGCTTTTATGGTGTAGTGGTAACACAGTGAACTTTGACAGAATGTGAAGCTGATCCACCGCCACAGGTTCGATCCCTGTTAGAAGCTTATCCAGCCATAGCTCAGTTGGTAGAGCATCTGATTGTAGTACATTTAAGACTAAATAACACTATTAATTTAGTGATCAAAGCTCAGATTGTCCCGTGTTCGATTCATGGTGGCTGGACCATTCCCATGTAACTCAGCCCGGTTTTAGAGTGTGACGCTGTTATTATGTTTAATAGAGACGTCGAAGTCGTAGGTTCGAATCCTGCCGTGGGAGATTACCTTTTTAAATATGTTGTTCCGTATTTAAAAAAGTATTTTCTTGTTTGTATTTATTTGCAACTTCTAGTGCTTCTTCTTTAGTTTTATAACTACCAAAGTATGTTGTTTTTCCATTTGTTTCAAATTGAACTCTCCATTTATTACGAGATTTATTGAAATAAACATTTGATGACTGACCATTAGGCGCTCTTTTGGATGGAGGTATTTCATAATTATCTGGATCTTCGGTATATTTCTTTTGAACTTCTAGTGCTTCGTCATATGTTTTAAAATTCCCTATTGTTTTTGTCTTTGCATTAACACTCACCAAAACCGAATAAGATGTAATTTTATCTTTATCAACATGTGAGTAATTAGGTCTTATACGACCAAGTAATCCATTTCTCCTAATAGTAATTTCTCTTTGTTTATCAATCATTAGTTGTCTCGATGCGTCGCTAACCTTTTCGCTTCTACCACCACCTTCTCTACTATTATATCCGTTTGGTTCCAAAGTATTTAATTCATCTATGTAATATCTCTCCATATCACCCAGAACAGAATTATCCCCTTCCCATAATGTAGAAACTTCAAAGTTCTCCCATCCATTTTCTTTTATCGCCAGACTTAAACACCTACAATAACTACTTTTATATCTGTGTTGTTTGATTCTAGTTTTAAGTTTTTGAATAGTTTTACCTATATAAGACATCTGCGTTTTTTTGCAATATATCTGATATATTATACCCATATATACTAAGTGTATATCATCTTTAAGCCCCCATAGTTCAAAGGTAGAATGTGGATTTAGTATTTTACATAAAGAGTCCAAGACGAGAGATCGATACTCTCTGGGGGCAAACGGGATTCCCGTTAATTTTTAGAATCTCTCCAGATTGTAAAAATTATACTTTTCTTTTCAACTGAAACACGTGTTCAACCACGATGCTCGCACCCATGAACGTCAGAATCGCATTATCGTATTGAAACCCGTACGCCACAAGCACAAAACCCCAGATAAATGCCAACAAGTCCGTCACGGGTGCCGCCATGTAACTGCAATTCGTCTCCGTCGGCAAAGATGCTTCCATGATTTGATAATACGCGTACCCAGCGATGGTGGATAATGCCAGTGCGTACGTGTGCTTACTCATGTGATAACCCCACATAAAAAAATAACCTCAATATATATAAAATGTCTGGTGGTATTGCCCAACTCGTCGCCGTCGGTGCCCAGGATGCCCATCTCGTCGGTCAACCCGAAGTCAGTTTCTTCCGATCTAACTATCGTCGTCACACGAACTTTGCCCAAACCGTGGAGCGTCAAGTGCTCCAGGGCAACCCATCCACCGGTGGTATCTCTACCGTTCGTTTCGAACGCAAGGGTGACTTGCTCGGATACTGCTACATCACGCGTCGTACCCCAACTGCTTACACGAAGGCTCAGTGGGCCGCGCGCATCAAAAAGGTCGAGCTCTTGATTGGTGGCCAAGTTATTGATGAACAAACGTCTGAATTCTCTCAGAACATCGCGCCAGTCACGATGGCCCAAAACTACACGAAGTCTCCAATTGCGAACAACGCGAACTCTTCGTTCTACCCACTCCGTTTCTCTTTCTGCGAAAACTGGCAATCTGCGATTCCATTGATTGCGCTCCAGTACCACGATGTAGAATTGCGCATCACGTGGGACACTCCAACGGACACGGATTACGAAATCCACGCGCAGTACATCTACTTGGACACGGATGAACGCACCACTTTGGCGTCGCTCCCACAAAACATGGTGATCACCCAAACGCAACGTTCCATCCAATCCGGTACCGCTATCCAAGAGGTGAACTACAACCACCCAATCAAGTACCTCGCTTCGTTCAAGAGTGGTGGTCTTGGTTTCGCCTCTGGCAAGGTCAAGTTGCAAATCAACGGTACCGATGTTACGGACGCCAAGCCAGCGAACCCACACTACATGGGGTGCAGCTTGTACTACCACACCACGTCGTCCACGATTGACGTCTCGGATGAATCCATCTTCTTGTACCCATTCTGCCTCGAGACCTCCAAGCTCCAGCCAACCGGTTCTCTCAACTTCAGCCGATTGGATTCCGCGCGATTCGTTACGGATTCGGGTAGCTTCGATGGAGACGTCTACGCTGTCAACTATAACATTCTCCGCATCGAAAACGGTATGGGTGGTTTGATGTACTCGAACTAGATTTATTTACACACTAATAACAAATGCTCTGGAAGTATTTGTTTCTTCTAGGATTCGTTTTCGTACTCACGTATGACCCAAAATCCAGGACGCTCGAAACTTTCATCGCACCCAATGCCCCATGTAAAGAGGGACATTACCAGGAGGTGCAATTCGCGGAAAAAGGTTATCCATGCCCACAGAACAAGCAAACACATATGGGCGCAATTATATCTACTTAAAAAGATTCAACGTTTCTATTACATAAATATGTTGTCCTTCGACCGAGAGACTCTCACGATCGTGGCCATCGTGACGTGTATCGCCGCGACTGTGTACATGTACAAGGAATTCTCCAAAGCTAAAAATGATATCGAAGGTATCAAAGGTTTCTGTAATAAACTCGTTCAAGCGCATACTACCCCACCCCAACCACGTCCAACGACCTCCAAAACCATTGCCGTAGAGGAGGACGAAGACGATGATGAACCAACTCCTGTAGCCGCCGAGTCGGATGAAAATTAACATCTCCGGAAATTATAACTTGCGATTAGCGCAATGAAAAAATATAAAGCCATCGCGATACCGGTAACATTTACGGGAGATAAACCAAGGTTCCTCACAGTGAGAGATAAGCGCTTCAAAGATTGGATATTTGTCACCGGAGGGTGTAGACGACGAGAGATTTTTAATCCCATTCGTTGTGCTCTCCGTGAACTCGAAGAAGAGACGCGTGGGGTCGTTTCTCTTAAAAGAGGTGAATATACAGAATTTAAATTTACAGTCAAAGAGAGTCCCACAGTGGACCTCGAATATAACGTTTTCGTATTTTTCGTGAATTACACGAAACCAGAACAGGTGGAACTCGTTAAAAAGTTTAACGAAGAGAAACAAAAAATGATGATCAAGAAATTTCAAAAGCAACCGATCAAGCGCACACACGATGAAAATGATTTCATGGCGTTCGAGACTCTTCAAGAGTTTAGAGTCAAGAAACAATGGGAAAGGATCACTAAAAACATCCTAGAAAACCCAGAATTCTATGCGTGTGTGACTTCTTTGAATAGAAAATCCTTTGCTATAAAATAATGAAGTCCAAGAGTTACATTCTCATGCAGATAAAGGACTTGCTCATAAACAGGCGTGATTACAGTGAACATAAGGCATCCGTATACATCGAAGATGTTCAGGAAAAGACTGTTTATGAACTCTTGACCCTCAAAAAAGAACTCAGTCAAGCAGAAGAACTCTACCCAGATGTATCCATCACACGATCTATATGTCGAGGGTTAGATGATGAAGATGATTAAAAAAATGAATCTAGGTATTGGTAAGTAAGCATGTTTAGAAACTGGTGCAAAAGCAATGGTTTCTATAACGCAACCAATCTATCACATGTGCTCATGGACGGAGGTCGTCTTTCCGTGCCTTTTGATAGATTGAATGACTTTTATGAAAAGTATGTGGAGTGTATACATTCAGGTGAAAAGCTCTTTGTGGTCGAACAGAAGACCGTGGAGGCATACAACTTTTTCGTGGATCTCGACTACAAAGATGACGACGCGATGACCATCGAAGAAGTCGAACGCGTGTGCCGTGTCATTTGTGATAAAGTGTCTAAATACGGTGGAAAAGACGCACTCGTGTCCGTTGCGAAACCAAAACCCGTAGGTGACCTCATGAAAACGGGGGTACACATCAATTGGCCAGATTTTCCAGTCAATAGGTCGTCTGCCATCGCACTCCGTCAACAGATCATATCCACGTTAACACTCGTGTATGGATCCAAGGATTGGGAAAACATCGTGGATCTATCCGTCTATGGAAGTAGTGAGAGAAACACGAAAGGGAGTGGTTTCAGAATGCCTTGGTCACACAAGAAGGGTAAACACGAGGCGTGTAATGGCACAGGGTGTACCGCATGTGATAATGGAAAGGAAACACAGGGTGAGTATTTGCCCGTGTTCATCTACAAACACGGACCACTTACCATGTTTCAAAGGGTTTCTCCGGAACCGAGTGTGAAACTCATGCACATGGCTACACTCCGTACACAAAACGTGGAACCGAAGATCATCGAAGGAACAAAGAAGGTCGAGGGGTCTTTCACGGCTGCACAGACCAAAAATGAATTCACGGACCCCGAAACGATGGCACTTCTCGAAACATTCATACGCAGACACGTGGATGGTCAAGCGAACGCGAGGGTCACGAAGATTTACAAGGAAAAGAACAGTTATCTTGTGGCTACGACGTCCAGGTACTGTGAAAACACGAAAAGGGAACACGGTTCAAATCATGTATGGTTTCACATTTTAGGAGATACCATCTGTCAAAAGTGTTTCTGTAGGTGCGAAACCATCCGTGGGCGCCACTACGGGTTCTGTAAAGATTTTTCAGGACGAAGACACCAACTCCCAGAAAACATCGTTGAAAAGCTCGACGTCACAAAATATAAACCCATTCCAAAAAAGAAAGTGGAACCGAACCCCGTCAACGACGTAAAGAGTGATCTCAAAGGGTACATCCGGAGACACATACTCAAGGATGTAGACTTTGACATCAAAGATATAAAGAAACTGAAAGGCGTCAAGAAAAGAACGATCGAAACGAATCACGTGTGTACCACGTGCTCCAAAAATGTGTCTTTCAACATAGACAAGGCAACCATTAAACAGTTGTGTGCGTGTACCACCCGCGCGCACTTACTCATAGATAAAATAGCAAGTAAGTTATAGATGCTAGCAGTTGTATTCCTCATCGCAGTCATTTACATGTCTTCCAAGCTCATCACGAAAGGTGTGGAACTAGACACAATCGATATGCTCATACGCGAAACGCATAAGTATTCAGGACTCAATGAAGTGCTTTACCGTGAATTCCTCGCGAACATAAACATGGCGAGGGAGTACAAGGGACACGATGATATCTCCAGAAAACTCCTCGAACGTGCCATCAAAAACATGGAAGAACTCGCACTTTACGGCCCATCTTCAGATTCTACACTCATAGAAGAGATTGACGACCTTCTCGCACGCATAATGCTCGAATTTGAGATTTTATACAGAAGAACTTAAAGATTACGTACGTTTTAAACAAAAATGGCTACCAGAACACGCTCAGGGCGAGTTTCTAAACCACCGGAACGTCTCGAAATCTTCGAAGAAGTCGAAGACGATTACACCGATGATGACGACGACTACGAGGATGATGAATCCGATTTCTATTCCGAATCAGACTCCGAAGATGAGTACGGAGACGACGACGATGATGAAGACGCCGATGATAATGGGAATCTGCGTGGGTTCGTCGTAGACGACGAGGAGGATGAAGATGAAGATGAGGAATAATATACTTAAAAAAATCATCCATCATTTTATAAAATGGAGAGCGATATAGGTAATCCCATTGAATATACTTCAGATATCATGGATAAACAGGAGACGTCGTCACTCAGAGACGTTATGGATGAACAACAAGAGGAACAGCCCATGTACTATTACGCGCCTCCACCTCCACCACCTCCTTCGCCATACCCAATGCACACTGAAAAGATAGATCTATTCAGTAACCTCGACAAGACCGCCTATATCGTCATCTTCGTCGCCTTCATTCTGGGATTCTTCATGGGGAAAACCATGCAACCAGTCATCCTTCGTCCAGGTTGAGAATCCCTTAAAATCAGTCGTGGGTTCTTCCTTTGATTCCAAAAAATACGCTCTACTCACTACGAGTGGATCTCTAGAAATAACGTCTCCGATCTCGGTCGCAGACACGTGACTTGGTTCATCTTCCATCTTCCGTTTAAGTTCTCTGACTTCTCTGTCTCGCATGCTTAAACCGAATATGTATAACACGATAAGAATGGTCACCACGTTGAGTGCGATGGTCAACATACTTATTATATGTATGATTTTAATTTTTCAATTTAGTTCGAGGTCGCTTCTTCACCCTTTTCGACTTCACCACCTTCAGTCGCTTGTGCTTCCGTAGACTCATCCGCCTTCATTTCCTCTTCACGTTTCTTCTTACGTTCCTCAATTTCATTCGCCACGATCTCGTCAGCTTCCTTCACGAGTTCTTCCATGGGTGTATCTGGCTTTTCCTTCTTGAGGCGCTCGATGATTTCAGCCGGGTGAGAAATTGGGGCTTCATCTGGCTTCGTGTAGTACTTGGAGTTTTCGTCACCTGGCTTAATAAACGTATTCGTACCATTCTCCATCATGTCGCGCTTACGTTCTTCGAACATCTTCGCCGCCATTTGTTGGTTCTCCTTATATCCACTCATGAGTTCCTCAAGCTTTTCGTTATTGTAGTGCACATCATTAATGACCGATGGGTCCGGTGGAATCAAGAGCCACTTGTACATGTCAACCACGTAAATGTCAAATGTCGCATCCTCCTTTTGCAAACGCTTCGCGTGCGACGCCGCTTCTTCACGAGAATTGAAAGCACCCCGAATCTTGATGCCAAACTTATCATTCTTTTGTGGACACTCTGGACCCACTACGGAGAGACAGGCATACAATTGACCCGGCACGGTAGTGTAATCTTGCTCGAGAGACATTTTTCTGACTTATACGCGTGGCAAAACTTTAAGCCGACTTAAAACTAAGGTGCGTGTATACATAAATGCACGAGTTTTGGAACACCCAACCAGTCCCAGATGATCACAGTGAATACACGGGGGAAGTAGACATGTCCAGAGAATACGACCCAAACCCAGTCGTGTTACCCGAACAATTTGAATGGTCCGAGTGTACCACACAGGAAGCCGCGGAGCTACTGAGTTCACACTACATTCGTGATGAACACTTTGCACTCGAGTACGGCGAAAAGTTTGTCGAGTGGGCGACGACACCCGAGTGGAATCTCGGGCTTCGAACCAAATCGGATGGTAAGCTCGTTGGGTTCATTTCGGGTATGCCATGTAAATACAGGGTCAAGAAGGATGTCTTTGATGCGCTTCAGATCAATTTTTTGTGTGTCCACGACACGTTACGAAATCAACGACTCACACCCCTACTCATATCCGAAATACGAAGACGTGCCAACGCTCGGGGAATTTGGCAAGCCGTGTACACGGCCGTCGCCGAACTTCCCGGGGCTGTGGCTAAGACTGTATATTGGCACAGACTTTTAAACGTACCCAAACTGAACAAGGCGAAATTTTCCAATGAGCGGGAGAGACCACACATGGTACACGGAACGTCGGAATACACAGTCATGAAGAGTTCGGATGTACCGAGGGTGACCAAAATGTTACGTAAACATATGGAGTCGTACGACGTCGCACCGGTCATCAATGAATCGTGGGTTCGGCGATGGCTCATGCCGAAGGAAAACATCGTTTATTCGTACGTGGGTCAAAATGGTTTCACGTCCTACTATGAAGTTCCGTACACTTCCGTTAAAACAGGGGTATGTGTACGACAAGCGTATATGTTTTTCAATACATCCGATGATTTCAAGGATGCGTCGATCTTGGCGCGGAATGCGGGGTTTGATGTGTATAACACGATGGATGTAGGATTGAAACACGAAATGTTAGAGTCCAATAAATTCATGCAGGGCAATGGACATAATCATTGTTACGTTTACAATTGGTCTTGTGGTAGTACGTCATTTTCTAATATTTATATGCGGTTTTTCTAAGCTTAAGTA